TTATAAATCCAACATGGCAACGGCTCGCTTACTTGCCTCACTTGGACTCAGGCTTGCGTAGTAACTTGCCGTGGTAGTTACATTCGAGTGACCAAGGATTGCACTCACGTCACTGATTGCCAAACCGTTACGGACTAGCTTCGATGCCAAGGTCTTCCGGAGTGTGTGGAATGATCCTTCAATCCCTGCACGCTTCATTGCTCCTTGCAGGCCTGCGATGTTGTAGCCTCTGTGGCCTCCGTTCTTGTTTGTGAAGACCCATTGCTCGCTGCGTTTGTTCTCGCTACGGTTCTGCATGATCAGGTAGAGGCGCTTCGTCATTTGCAGTGTCGATTCATTCTTCGTCTTGCCACGGATCAATCGAATCTGTTTATTGACTAGATCGACCTGGCTCCATTCGAGTGTTGCAATCTCTTCGTGGCGAGCACCAGTGTCGAGGAGAGTCACAACGAAGTCGTAGTTGTCTCGACGAATGCGAATCTGTTCATCGGTACGGTCTTCGTATGCACCAAGGCCCTGAATGTCTTTCAGTGGATCGAGTTCATCCAGCAGTTTGTTTTCTTGCTCTTCGGTCAGGTAGTGGATCGTTCCCTTCTCCTGCTTGACCTTGTGTTCCTTTTTGAAAGCCTTGATGTCGATGTCAGGTACTTGGTAACCCAACTGCTTCGCTGTCGTCATGAGGGCATTGATGAACAGAAGCTCATGCAGGAACGTACCCATGCTGACACCTTCGCTGCGGCGGGCCATCATGAGGCGAACGAGATGCTTGCTGGTCAGTTCATGGAAGGGCATTGAAGCCTCGAACCCATACACTTCGATAGGCTCCTTCGTCATGTTGTTCAGTTTGTAGCCAAGCAACTTACGGGAGACAGTTTCGAGTTGTGCGAAACATTTCTTTGCACGCTCGGTCATCTCGGTTGGCTTCTTCAGTTCCAAATGCTCGTCAATGATTTCCTTGAGGGTGCATGTTTCATTCTTCTCGAAATGAATCTCCTCAATGGCCTTGCGACGAAGTTCATTCTCGACCTTCTGTGCTAGTGCTTTGTTGTTTGTCTTTGTGCTCTTCAGGTATGGCTTTCCGTTGATCATAAAGGATGCATACCAGTAAGGACTGTTGGCGTGACGTACTAGACTCATGATTGTTTCTCCTGTAGTTAAGCATCGTTGTCAGTGATGCGAAAAATATTTATTACTCCAGTGAGAAAACATTCCTATTTTTTACAGGTGAATGACAACGGGAGTCAAAACATAAATAGAATTGCCGTACTTGTCATACGGTACAACTCGTTCATGGTTGTAAGTTTGTCTCCTCCACTGGGAAACAAAAAGGCCCACAGTGCAATGCTGTGGGCCTTCCCAGTCTTCTTTCCCTAATGTTTCTTTTTTCTTTAGGGTTACTTTTTCTTGAACGAATCGAACATGTCCTTCAAGCTCTGTTCGTAATCATCTACAGCATTCTCGTTCAGGTCTTGTTTGTGTGCTTCACGATACAGTTCAACACATCCCTTGTAGTAGTTGAGGTAGAACTCTTTTGATGTATCCATTTGCTTTTGTCTCCAGTAGTAGTAGGTTGTTATTGTTACTGCGAGGATGATTGTTACAACGGTGCAGAGTAGGTATGCGGTTCCCATTTTGGTCACTCCTTAAACTGTTACATGCGACCACGTATCGCCAGTCAGGATAGAACGCAATGTGGTCAGGTTGATGTTGAACATTCTTGCAACCGCACGTTGGGATAGCTGCTCGAAGATTGATCCTTCCTTGATGATCCGAACATCTCTCTCTGTTAGCTTTGCATTCTTTTTGTCTGTACCTCTTACCCATCGTCCTGCTTCAACACTCATTCGGATATTCTCTTTGTGGGTGCAGGCGACAAGATGGTTCGGGTTACAACATTTTGGGGTGTGGCAGGTATGTGCTACCTCCATACCTTCAGGCACAGGGCCCCAGAAGAGTTCATAAGAGAGTCGGTGTGCGTTGTTCCAGATGTACTTGCCATGCTCGTCTCTGCCTACCCATACCAGACCGTAGCCATTTGTCTTGTTGCAGTATCGATTCCATTCCCAGCATCCAGTCTCTTCATTCACTGTGACGTTGCGTTCGATTCTTGCGAGTAGTTTCTTTGTTTGTTCTGTCATGATTGTCTCCATAGCGTTCATGTCCGGACGGTCTGTATGATCGCCCTTGAGAATATTTAGTGGAGAGGTTCAAAAGTTCTAAGGAAATGGCTACACCCCGCATCAATAGTGGGGTTCAGGTTCTCTATTTTTCTTCACGTCGGAGGGGGTGAAGCATAAATATGAATGTGAAGGTGTCGGCTTTATAAATAAGTTCAAGGACCGACCAAGCCCTACAATAAAAAGTTTACGTGAAACCCCAGACATCCTTTGGCTTGGTCGCCTGTCTGGGGTTTCTTTTTATCTGGAGACCAAGCCAAATGAAACAAACAAACCGTGACCGCCAGCGTGCAAGAGCCGAGCGAGTGAAGAGAGAACGAGCAGAGTGGGAAGCAAAGAACCAACACATCATTCAACAAGTCGAGGATGATCTTGATCAACTTGTTGGGACACGCCGCACAAGACTGAGTGCACGTCGTCGCTATGCAGAGAAGCAAGCCAAGCCTAAATGGTTCGAGGCAGACAAAGTAAAGATGATGTATGAAAAACGAGATGAACTTAACGAACGTCTCGGGTTAAAATTAGAAGTCGATCACATCATCCCTATTCAATCCAGTACCGTATGTGGTCTTCACTGTTGGGCTAACCTTCAGTTGCTTGATGCAGACCTTAATGGCGTCAAGACTAATGACTATCAACAAGACTGGTAAGGTTGCATCATGAACATATCAATCTACGGAACCACTTACCGGGACAACGAAAAGGGTAAGTGCAAGAAGGCAGGAGTAGCCTTCCGTGTCCTAGCAAAGCATGAAGGTCAGCTATTGCAAAAGGACTACGAGACAATCAGCACGACGAGAACCTATGGCGATCTCTGGCTATCCGAACTACTGTCACTGCTCAATCTGTACAGTGTGGTAGATGGTATCGAGCACATTACCTTGATCACTAACCAGATCGAGGCAGGCAAGATGGCAGGAAAGATCGAACGCATCCTTGTTGAAGCACTGGAGAAGCAGAAGGTGTCGAAGGAGGATGTCGAGCATCTGGTATTCAAGGACGGAAGACATACGCCACGTCCGAACAACCATCTCTATGCCCAAGTTGTGTTGAAGCTACTGGAGATGCATAGAGATGGTATTCGGTTCAAGCAGGATCATCTGCCGTCGAAGCACACCATGGATTTGGTCAAGGGACTGCACCTGAAGATTGCACCACACAAGGTACTGATTGATAAGAACAAACCAAAGAAAACCCCCCCTGTAATAATAAAGAAAGAATAGTATATAAAATATTACAGGGGGGGCCTGCGAACCCCCCTCTGTAATAGGAACCTTCGGTTCCGTACATGGTGAAGACCTGAGTTCCATTTCCCGATCTGGTTCCATGTAACAAATCGAATCCCATATGTCGGCATAGGTAAGGCAAAACAAATCGCGTATAGGTCGATTACGTCGCATTAACGAACGGGATTAACGACATCTCTACGACGCCATAACGAATCCATTTGACGAACTCAGGCCCGATATGAGGAAGGCGATAAGGGAAACGATATGGGAACGATTGATGTACCCGATCCCACACACGACATTCATCCAGCTCCCCAATTCCTCGACGCCACAGTTAAGGTACATGAGGTGATACGAAAAAATAATTTACACCACTGACCGAAATGGGAACACAGAAGCGAGAGGCCAAAAGAAAAGGGACGGTCTAGCTTCTACCGTCCCTCATTCACTTCGTACTCTCAAGGCTGTTACTCTGGTTGTTCGTATGCCTTGGTCCTTGCTTCTGATGCTTGGATTCTTTTACGTGCATTGTCGAACATGGCCTTCTCTTCGGCACTCATCTTCTTGCTACTGCTACTGCTACGTCCTTCCAGTGCAGCAATACGGTTCTCCAATGCAGTAATGTAACGATCAGTGATGGCTTGGTTCATCTTCAGCATCTTGACCTCGCGCTGCAACTCATACACACCAGAGTCATATTGAGCTACAGCAGCAGACGAACACAGCAGCAACAGGATAGCGATAGTCTTTTTCATTTTGTCTCTCCTCAAGTAAGCCAAGTTGTCATTCGTGGCTACTAATATGTATCCGAGACTCCAACATTTTCAGAAAAAAGACAACACCCTACAGGCTTTGAACCCAACGCAGCATCACTTCTTCGTTGCGGTTTCAGGAGGAGCAGCAGGGCCATCATCTTTCGAAACTTCAGGCTTCGCTACCTTGGCAACCAGCTTCAACACTTCCTTAACCGACACACCCAGTTCAGTAGCAACATTATCAACCTTCACTGCCAGAGCCAAGATCGATTTGTGGTCAGCAGTAACGGAAGCCTTTGCCTTCAGTGCTGCAATCTTGGCTTCGTAATCTGCAATCATCTGAGCAGTGGTCCGACGAACACCCTTAGCCATTTGAATCCCCTTCATGTGAAGTTATAAATAGATGGAGCTTTACATTACAGGGAGTCATCATGACACAACAAAAAGAAATTAGCTACGCCGCCAAACGAGAACGCCGCATCAGAGAAACGGCAGAGGGTAGGGCTGCATTGAATTCAAAACAGCGTCAGTATCGAATCGACAATCCAGAGCGCTACATGTTGTCTTGTGCAAAGGAAAGAGCCAAGCGACTTGGGCTAGAGTTCAACCTTGATCTGTCTGACATTGTTATACCGACGCACTGTCCTGTGCTTGGCATTGAATTGAATCCAGCTAATCGAGACATGTATTCAACACCATCATTGGACCGTATCGATAGCAGAAAAGGATACACCAAGGGAAATGTGATAGTCGTATCGACCAGAGCAAACCTACTGAAGAAGGATGCAACTCCAGACGAACTGAGAATGCTGGCCGACTTCTACGAACAATACAAATAAAAAAGGAGGCCTAAGCCTCCTCGTTCTGTTCCTGCTTTCGAACTAAGAACCTCATTAGCTCAAACGCCCAATCTGTCTCGCTGATCTCCCGAACCACCACGTCATGAACCAGATACTTGATTTCATGTTGAGTGGTTGGGAGGTCATCTAATTCAGAACCAGACATCAAGCGACCTTGTTCTTGGTCATGATGATCTGGATGTAAGTACGAGCACCAGCCAGAGTCAAACCAAGCTCCTTCTGAAATGCTTCAACGTACTCCTTACGAGCCTTGCCTTGATTCTCCTTCCAGTACTGGACAGCTAATTCCATCTTGGTAGGTCCATCATTCTTCGTCGGCTTGGTCAGCTTCCGGAGTTCCTTCTTCAGATCGGACAACCGTTCGGTGAGCTTCACGATCTCCGATTCGAGATCGACAATCTTGTTCTCTTTGTCGATGTCAGCCTGAGTGGTTTCTTCGGACTGAACTAATTCAGAACCAGACTCGACCACTTCAACGACAGGTTCAGTAACTTCAACTTGTTCAACAGTTTGGTTTTGATCAACCACTTCTTCGGATTGAACTTGTTGAGCCTTCTTGGATTGACGAGCAGCCATGATGATTCTCCTAATTGAAAAGTAATTACAACGACTTGATCAGAACGATCTGAATGGACTTGTTACCAATGATGGAACTAACCAACTTCTTCAGTTCAGATTCAGCTTCATTGATGTTGGTAGCTTCGACAACATCTTTAAAGACTTTCATCAAACCTTGAACCGTATAAGTGATTTCGTATTTCATTTTTGAACTCCGTTTGTTTGTTCCATGACCACACTATCAATCATGAAAAAAACTAGACAACGAAAATGTTTGAATCGTTGATATGGAGTTCGATAGTCGTTCTGAATCTTTACTTCTTTATATTAGGGGAGGTCGATTCTGTATGGTTTGTTAGCAGTGGCTCTCATTACATTGACCATTTTGGTCACTTCTTTGTATCCATATAACCATCAACTTGGGTATGTTTTCATGGAACTTTTGGCCCACTATATATTTATCTAGTAGTCTATCTTATTAATAGTAAGTTACTCCGGATAGCTATTCCCGCGTCAATAGTGGGGTTGAGAGTGATAGCTATGTTGAGTGATACGAATACTGTTGTCGGATTGATCAAGATGGTTGAGGGGTTCAACTTTTTTGATGTGGTTGGTTTTGAGAACAGTTTTCGAATATTCGAAAATCCGAAGGGCGTTTTTTGTGGTATGTCCGAATTTTTAGGACTAGCAATACTCTATTACGTGAAAAAAATCTGCCGCCAATTTTAGGATCGCCTCTTGAAGTTCCGGCCGGCAAAGGTTCTCCACAATAAATAAACAATGACAAACGTGGAGACAAACAATGCCAAAACCAAGATTGACAGAAGAAGAAAAGAAGCAGCGCCGTCGTGATTGTTCTTACCGATACTTTGAACAGAAGAGAGCGCGCGGAGGAAAAAGATTAGGCCGCATTGGTGAAGAGGTGCCAGATGAAAGAACGCCGCCACCAAAGTATGAAACCGTTTACGTGGCTTGGGTTATTCCTCTTCATGGCGATCCGATACAGATTGGACCGTATAAGAGTAAGCACGTAACTCTCAAGGCACGGTTCAAGACTGTTCGGAAGTTGATCGAAGAAAACAATGCAAGAGATTTTGATATTCGTCTTTTGGGGATGCATGAGGAAAGCCAACTAGAAGAGGACGACTGACATAAATACCGCACAACCAAATCAAGGAGAACGATATGTGCGGTGGTGGTCAGTCGATCAATTACGGCGAGCAAGAAGCAAAGGCACGCGAACGGGCAGCAGAAGAAGCGGCACGAGTACAAGCAGAGACAGCAGCAAAAGAAGCTGAAGCAAATGCAAAGATGCTTTCTGATAAACAGTCAGAAGCAACAGCCCAATCAGTTCAGGAAGCGCGTCAGCGTTCTTTGTTGGCTGCTGGAACTGATGAAGAGGAAGAGAAGAAGGGCGCTAAGAAAAATACGCTGCTGGGTGGTTAATCATGTGCAGCGGTGCATTCGGTCAATTCCAGAACTTCCGACATAACGCACAGATGGGCTTTGGCTTGGTTCCAGAAAATAGCCTCACTGCGAAGCGTGTCAAGTTCGAGGCTGATCTTGAAAACTACGTCGCCCCAGGAATGGAACATGGCGACGACCGTCTTCTAAAAGAACGAAAACAAAAAGAAGAAGCAAAGGCTGCGGCAAGTGAAGCAGCAGCAATCTCAGAAGCAGAACAACAAAAAGCAAAAGCGGCAAAGGCATCTGCGGACCTCGATGCGGCATTTAAGGATGGCGTTTCCTCGAATGGTGCATATGAAGAGGCCCGTGCGAAGTCTTTACTTGCTTCAGCTTCCGAAGATCAAAAAACAAAACTCACAGAAACAAAAACAACAAAAGCTACTTTATTGGGAGGCTAACTATGTGTGGCGGTGGCGGTAAATCAAGAGGCCCATCAGAGGCAGAAATTCAAGCTCGTGAAAAGGCAGCAGCGGATCGAGCAAAGGCAGCATTCGAAGCAGAGCAGGCAGAGTTGCAACGAAAGAAAAACGAAGAACTGATCGCAGGAAAGAAGTCGGCAGCAGAGGCAGAAGCGGCAGCACTTCTACAACAACAAACACTCCTTGGCTCCATTGACGACGAGGAGAAGAAGAAAGTGACTGCATCTTCAGGCAAGTCTACTTTGCTGGGGGGCTAATCAAATGGCTCATGCAGACGGAAAACAAATACAAAAAACATTCGAGCGTTTAGTGAATGACCGTCTGCTTCTTGAACAATACTGGACCGAAGCATTTGAATACAGCTACCCGGTTCGTGGTGAATCCTTTTCAAACAAGAATGGTGATCCAAGTTCAGTTGCTTTAACGGCGAAAAAGAAGCAGTCAAAGATATACGATTCAACGGCTACGGATTCGGTTCGTCTGTTGGCATCGTCTTTGTTGTCGGGCCTCACACCAAGCCATAGCCAGTGGTTCAGCTTGGACATCCCGAATGTTCCAGACAACATGATTCCTCGTGATGCAAAGCAGTGGCTACAGTTTGCTGCTGAAACATTGTTCTCGACGATTCATGGATCGAATTACAACAGCGAAGCATTTGAACTGTTCATTGATTTAACGATTGGTGGCATGTGCGGCATCTTCGTTGATTTCGATGAGGATGGATTCAAGTTCGAGCATTGGCCGCTGCATTCGCTTTATTGTCAGGACCTATTGGGACATAACCGCATCGACACGATCTACCGCAAGGTTGTCATGACGACACGTGAGGCAATCGAGAAGTTTGGTGAGGCGAATGTTCCTGAAGAAGTGATCGAGGCATTCCGACAAGACCCATGGTGCTCGAAGAAGCATGCATTCATTCACACGATCCGCCCACGCTTGAACAATGGCAAGCAGTCACGAGGCAAGCTGAAACAGAACATGCCTTGGGAGTCTGTCTATGTTTGTGCGAAGACTGGGGAGATTGTCGAGGAGAGTGGCTTCCAAGAAATGCCGGTTGTCGTTCCTCGTTGGTTCGGCATTCCTGGAACTGACTATGCACTTGGCCCACTGAACGAAGCCTTGCCGGATGTGAAGACCCTGAACCGTGTTGTCGAGATGATCCTGACAAACGGGGAGATGGCAATCGCAGGCACCTTCGTTGCAAAGGATGATGGTGTCTTCAATCCGAATACCGTTCGCATTGGCCCACGCCGAGTGATCATGGTAGCGGAGCCGGACAACATCAAACCATTGGCGTCCGGTGGCAACTTCAACATTGCACAAGCCGAGATTACCCGCCTGCAATCGCAGATCAAGCGCGTGATGATGTCGGACCAACTCGCCCCAACAGAGCGAGGAAACATGACTGCAACGGAAGTAACAACCCGCACGCAGATCATTCGCCAGATTCTTTCACCGGCCCTTGCACGTCTCCAGTCCGAATTCTTGGAGCCATTGCTGAATCGTTGCTTTGGTTTGGCTATGCGTGCAGGCATCTTGGGGCAACCTCCTGAGTCTATGGCCGGCTTGGTGTTCATTCCGACCTACCACAGCCCGATTGCGAAGGCTCAGAAGATGGAAATGGTTCAGGCGATGGATCAGCTCGAAATGTCCCTCACTGCAATGAAGCAGCTTGATCCTGAGATTGTCGATCTATACGACCTCGAAGCATCCCTGAAGAAGCGTGCAGACCTCCTTGGTGTGCCGATTGAATGTCTGAAGGATGAACGCGCAGTGCAAATGATTCGTCAGGCCCGCGCACAAGCTCAAGACCAACGCAATGCACAGGCACAAATCCCACAACTCGCTAGCGCAATGAAGAACGTTGGGCAGTCAGGCGATGTAGGGCAAGACGCTTTGATGGCAATGATGGGGGCCGTAAGTGGATAAGCAACGTATAGCCAAGAAGATCAACAAGGCTATCAACGGGCACCTTGAGAGGGTTTATCTCTCTCAAGGCAATCTCCGTTATTGGCCGCAAGAGTTCATAACCCCTGAGATGCTGGCCGACGAAGAACTATTCCAAGATTTTCAAATTATTGCCGACATGCTCATAAATACAGAAGAACAAGAGGAGCAGACAAATGGTGATCGACATAAAGAAACTGATGTGGGAAGTGTTTCAAAACAATCCCGCCGGTCAAAAGGTTCTCGAACATCTGAGTAGTCGTTTCTATGATTCACCGATTTACACAAGAGGTGATGCATACGATACAACTTACAAGATTGGTCAGAGAGATGTTATTGCATACATTATAAATAGTTTGGCAACAGCACAATTAAACACGACAGAGGAGACAGAAAATGAGTGAAGTAGCTGAGAACAACACAGAAGTAGTTAGCGAGAATGTTGAATCAGTAGATCAAGCAACGGAAGTTCAAGCCACCGAAGATGATTACAGTTGGGTTCCTAAAAAGTTTCTGAAGGATGGCAAGCCTGATCTTCAAGGTCTGGCAAAAAGCTATTCAAACCTAGAGAAGCGTTTAGGTTCTCGCAGCTTGGCATCTGAAGCTATTGAAGATTATGCATTCGAATCAAAGCATGGTTTTCAATATGATCCAGAAGTTTCAACGGCATTCAAATCAGAAGCACAGAAGATGGGCGTTTCTCCAGAACAATATGCTTGGATGATGGAGAAGTATGAAGAAGCTGTATCAACAAATACAGTTACACCAGAAGTCGCAGAGAAGACGTTGCGTGAATCGTGGGGCAAGAACTTCGATAGTAACCTCAACTATGCACGTGCCGCTTGGGATGCATTTGCTCCATCCGATATGGACATCAACGAAGTGGGGAACAATCCTGCTGTGTTGAAGATTCTGGCTCGTGTGGGTGCAGAGCTTGGCGAGGATAAGCCAACAGCAAGACAGGCTTCTCGACCAACAGCAATGACGGAAGATCAGATCAACGAAATCATTAGATCAAAAGACTACACGACAAATCTGAAGAAGCAGGAGCAGGTTCGTAAATGGTACGAACAACATTACAGCGAATAAGCGTGATGTAGAAACAGATAGGGCCGCCAAGTGCGGCCCTTTTTATTTGGTCTGTAACTGACCACTTTGCGTAGAACCATAAATAGTTGCATCTGAAGTTTAGTACGGACAAGCCACGGCCCCGGAACCACGTAAGTAACGCCCCGAGTTCGGCTCGGATAAGCAGAAAAGAACAACAAAAAATTAACTTATTCGAGGAAATCTCAACATGGCTACATCTACCAATGCTGCATTTATTGCGCAATATTCAAATGAAGTAAAGCAACTATGGGCACAGAACGACACTCGTCTGATGGACACACTCCGTGTTCACAAGAACGTTGTTGGTTCTACTTACAACTTCCACCGTATGGCTGCTGTTGTTGCTAACACCAAGTCCCGTGACGCAGCTATCACTGCTCTGGACCCAACAGCAACTCAAGTTACCGCAACACTGGCTGACTACTACGCTGGTATCTACATCGACAAGCTCGACGAACTGAAGACCAATGCCAACCTGCGTGCTGAGTACGCCAAGGCTGCTGTCGGTGCTATCAATCGTAAGGTCGATGATGTCATCATCACTGAACTGGCTAACGCTGCTAACACGACTGCAACCGTCGCTGGTGGCCTGACACTCGCCAAGATTCTGGAATGTGTGACCTACCTGAACACCAACGAAGTCGATCCAGAGAAGCGCGTGCTGGTTATCGGTGCAAAGCAAATCTCTGAAGCTCTGGCTATCCAACAATTGACATCGAGCGACTACGTTCAAGTGCAAGCAATTCTGCAAGCTGGCGTTGGTTCTGCTCTTGGCATGAAGTGGATCATGTCGAACCGTCTGCCGAAGGTTTCTGCTAACCGTACTTGCTTCGCTTTCAATGGCGATTCTATCGGTCTGGCTGTCGGCCAAGATGTGACGACTGAAGTCAATTACATCCCAGAACGTGTTGCTTACCTGACCAACTCTTACGTTTCCCTTGGCGCGAAGATCATCGACGACCTGGGCATCACGAAGATGACTTGCGTTGAGTAATAACACTCAGCAGTAACAAAAGAAGGCGACTCAAAAGGTCGCCTTTTTCTTTTTGCCGTCTCCATAAATACGACCACAACAACAAAAACAAGGAGACGACTGTGGCTAATAGCGTCGTAGGAATTTGCAATATCGCTCTAACAAGTCTTGGAGCAAACCCAATCACCAGCCTTACCGATGGATCAACAGAAGCAGTTCTGTGTGACTCAATGTGGGACAACGCTCGTCGTGCAGTTCTCCGAGCACATCCATGGAACTTTGCACTGAAGCGTATCGAACTAGCAGCAGAACTAGCGCCGCCTGCATTCGATTACAAGCATTCATATCCATTGCCAGCAGATTGTTTGCGTGTGATTCAAGTATTCGGGGATTCGGATTATCGGATCGAGAATAAAAAGATCATCACGAACTCGGATAAGTGCTTCGTTAAGTACGTATTCGATAACCAAGACATCGGTTCTTGGGATTCATCCTTCTGTGACTTGGTGGCAGCACGCCTCCGATTTGATCTTGCATACGCGATCACAAGAAGCAACTCGTCACTTAATGCATCGTCAGCGATCTATCAGGAGAAGCTACGCACCGCGAAGGGCATTGATGCATCGGAAGACACAACAGAACTGTTCGGGTTGTTCGACAACTCACTGGTTGGAGTGCGCTTCTAATGGCAAAGATTGTTCACTTCCAATCGGATTTCACAGCAGGTGAAATTTCTCCGAAGCTGCTTGCACGTACAGACCTGAAGGCTTACGACAATGCACTGAAGACAATGGTCAATGCTTACTCCATGACGCACGGAGGTGCAAAGCGCCGACCGGGAACAATGTTTATCGGTGAGGTAAAGAACAGCAACCAGACTGTTCGATTGATCCCATTCGTTTATAGCAAGACGCTTTCATTCATGTTGGTGCTGAATGGTGGCGTGATCCAGTTTGTGAAGAACGGATCGTTTGTTATGGATGGCGCAACTCGCTATGAAATCCCGATTCCTTACATGGAGTCCGAGCTGGCTGACATTACCTTTGCACAGGCAGGTAACACACTTTACTTGGCGCACACGAACCACGCGCCTCGAATCCTGCAACGTGCAACAGATACGAGCTGGACACTGACGCCAATCCTTTTCACGTACAAGGCATTGTCGGATCAGTGGTATCAGAACGACTACATCAAGTTTAAGATTCTGGCTGGCACTACGCAATTCGCTGTTGGTGATGTCTTTACCATCGTCACGAACGCAAGCGGAGCCGTTACAAGCACAACAGGCCCAACACCAGCAGGGACCAACAAAGGGGTTCTCTACGGTGCAGCAGTAACGAACACGAAGGTTGCACAGACATGGACGATTACATGTCAGGTATCCACGGCATCCCGGCAAGAATGGATCGTCTCAGGCTCTGTTTCTGGCACGCCAACACTGACATGGAACACCGGCAAGTTCCCATCAACGGTCGGTTTCTTCGAGCAACGCCTGTATTTCGGCGGCACTTCAGCAGAGCCACAGACGATATGGGGTAGCGTCACTGGCGACTTTACGAACTTCACCATTGGGCCGAATGATGGTGACGCAGTGCAGTTCACATTTGCATCGAACCGTTATGACCAGATCGTGCATTTGGAGAGCGCTCGCCAGTTAATCGCCATGTCATCCGGAGGCGAGTTCTCATTGACTGGGGGCACTGCTGGGATCACCCCTTCGAGTGTTCGTATTCGCGCCAACACCTTCCATGGTGCAGCGCCAGCCAAGCCAATCCGCATCTCACAAGAAGTGGTTTTCCTACAGCGCGACCGTCGAAAGGTCCGGGCTATCAGCTATTCCGTGGCAGAGGATACGAACCTGGCTACCGACCTGACGCTATTCGCAGAGCACATCACCGGCACCGGCGTGAAGGACATGACCTTTACGCAAGACCCTGACTACTTGCTGTGGGCAACTCGGGACGATGGCGTACTACTGTCCATGACCCACCTACGCGACCAGCAGATTACTGGATGGGCACGCCACATCACTGACGGCTATTTCGAGAACTGCGCATCTGTTCCAGAGGAAACGGCTGACCAAACCTATCTGGCTGTCCGTCGAGTCGTTAATGGCACGTCGAAGCGCTACATCGAGCTACTGGACTACACGACAGGGGCAATGACCGACAGTGCAACCTTTGGCTACAACGCGACGAAGACGGCTGTTTGGTCAGGCATTGACCACCTCGAAGGCAAGACTGTTGCGGTTGTTGCTGATGGTGTTCCGCATGGACACAGAGAAGTTATCGGGGGCACTGTCACTCTCGACTATCCAGTGAATAACGTGGAGATCGGACTGCCATATACGACAACGCTTGAGATGCTTCACCCAGCAGAGCAGCTTGCAGATGGTAGTTCTCAGGCTCGTGCTGTGTCGATTCCGAAGATCACTGTTCGTTTCTCGCAGACTTCAAGCTGCAAGGTGAATGGCAACAACGTTCCGTTCCGTACCAACCAAGTTCCTTTAGGTCAGCCAACGCCTCTATTCACAGGTGACAAGCAAGTTGCATTGCTTGGATGGCGCAGCCCACACACGATCAAGATTGAACAGGACTTGCCTTCACCAATGACCGTTCTTGGTGTTGCGCTTCAGATGGCTATTCCTGACCTGAATGATTAATGGCCCCTCCATAAATAGTCACAACAAATGGAGGAGGCAACCATGATCAGAGACGCAGAAGAAAAAGATTTAGACCGGCTGGTAGAACTCGGAAAGAAGATGCATGCGGAGTCGAAATATTCAATCTACGACTTCAATGATGAAAAGTTACGCAAGTATCTCGACACCTGTATCTGGCACGACGACGGAATGCTTTTCGTATGTGAAAAGGATGGCGAAGTCATCGGCGCTTTCGTTGGCTGGATACACGAACAATACTTTGGCAGTGATCGTGTAGCGGTCGATCTCGCTTTGTTTGTTGAGCCAGACAAGCGGGGGGCAATGGCTGGGGCGATGCTGATTAAACGATTCGTTGAGTATTCGAAATCGAAAGGTGCAGCCCAAATTGTCATTTCAAATAGTACCGGCGTTGATAAGGATCGCGTCGGGAAGCTCTATGAAAAGATGGGCATGGAGCACGTTGGATTCGTGTACAGCCTCAATAACAAGGAAGAATAAAGATGGCCGTCGCAACAGCAGTCACAATAGCTTCACTCGCAGTTGGAGCATATAGCGCATCACAACAACAAGCAGCAGCAAAGAAACAAGCAAAGGCCCAAGAGCATGCAGCATTAGCCTCTGCAACGGAGAGCTATACGAATGCAGCACTGGCGAAGATCGATGCTGAACGTATCGAGAAGTCAGCAGGGATTGAAGCAGACAAGATTCGTGAAGCAGCAATCCAGATGCGCAGTCAGCAAGAAGCTGTGCAAGGGACATCCGGCGCGATGGTCGGCACTGGAAGCAATCTTGTCATGACCGAAGACATAACGAAGCGAGCAGAAGCAGACGCTATTGCTACGGTTATCGAAGGCATCTACGGGACCGTCAATAAAGAATCGACAGCACGCTATCAACAAATGGCAGGACAAAGCACGTTGCTATCTGGCGGCTTGGCTGCAAACGCAATGCTATCGGCTGGCCGCACTGGTGCAGTAACGACACTGGCGAATAGTGCTATCGGCGCTTATTCGAACTACAAGCAGTGGAACACAAAGACACCTGCTGCAACTACAACAACCACAACAGTATCGACAGAATAAGGATCACGCATGTCTAACATAAACATGAATGCCCAAGAAGGGGGCCGCATAGTTCAGGCATCTGAAGTGCCAACGGCGAATAACTTTGGTAATCGCGTAGCTCGTCCAGTCGAAACAGCAAAGGTTGTTCGCGGGACGTTTGGTGATGCAAGCGGTGAAGCAATGGCGGCTGACATGGAAATGAAAGCTGCACAACAAGTCGCAGCAGTTGCACAAGATGCGATCAAGACGATGACTAATCTTCAGATTGCTGAAGAGGAAACGCAGAAGCAAAACCACTTGATCGAACTTCAAACAGCAGAACGCAATGCACGTTCCGCATCTCGTCAGGCTGCTATCGATAAGGGATTGAACACTGACGAAGAGTATGAAGAGTATCAACGCCAGCGCGGGGCAAGCATCGATGAAATCAATGCGAAGTACAACTACCTAACCAAAGTCGGCAACGACGTAGATGCTCGTGTTCAGATATTCAAGGAGCAAGCTGATTCGGTTTATCAGAACGAGATTGTTATCCCTCGTCGTGTTGATAACGTAAAGACACGCCACGTGCAGACATTGGAAATGTTGGGCAAGCAACTAGCCGATGTGATGGCTGGCGAAAACAATCCAGAAACTGTTGGCCGGTTGCTGTCGGATCACAAAAAGAACCTCTACGAAATGATGCACTCGCCACAGTTCATTGCTGTGTGGGGGGCTGCATCTGCCGAAGAACAATACCAGAAGCGCCTCACACAAGACGTAGTTGATGCCGTTGCATCGGTCACGAATACAGACCCACATGCAGCAGTCGAGATGTTGCGTAACCAAACTGGCGACATTGCTACCGACCCATTGTTTGAACTCGATCCTTCTACTCGTCGTGCGTTGCTTTATCAGGCAGAGCACGAGCGTTCAAGCCGTGATGCAGAGACGCGGGCCAAGCTGAAGGAAGAACAGGATGCCAACGAGTTCGCTCTGTTCATGGACATCACGCAAGGGAAGCTGTCTGGCAATTCTGGAGTTGCCACTGTCTATAAGGCTCACATGGAAAACAGAATCGACCAAGGCCACGCAGAACGGTTGATAAGCAAGCTGGAGATGGATGCTGATCGTCGGGAGCGCAGAGCACAGGCCGCAGAAGAACGGGCAGCACGAGCAGCAGAGAAGCGCGACCTACTACTGTCGCCAGTTCGTGACGCATTGGAATTGGGGCTTCCACTCGATCCGAAGAACCCAAGCCACGTGAAGTCGGTTGAAGCCTATGCCCAAGAACTGATCAAGAAGAGCGGAAACGCCAATGCGGTTGAAGTAATGACCGAGCTAACGACGAAGACGGGTGTGGCTCCGCGCATGCTGACCTCTGCAATCCATGGGCTTGTTAGCTCGAAAGACCCAAAGCAATCGATTCAAGGCACTCAGATTCTTGCGCAGATCGCAGAGAAGGCACCGAACATCATCCACCAACTGAATGACGAGACGGTATCGAAGGCCAATCAAATCAACCTGGGGGTGCATCCAGAGCAAGCGCAACTGTTGATTGAACGTGCTCGAACTCTGACGAAGGAGCAAAAGGAGGAGTACAAGAAAATTGGCACGAAGGCTCTACCGAAGCTCGAAACAGAGTTGAAGAATACGTTCGGCGTCAGCAAGAAGGACGTTACGCCTGAAGCATATGGACACGCACGCGATGTGTTCCAAGATCAATTGATTCTATCTGGCGGCAATGTTGATGCTGCATTGGAATCAACCAAGGCGCTTGTTCGTAAGAGTTATGGCGTCTCGTATCTGACTGGCACACCAACATTGATGTTCAATGCTCCTGAAGGTGCAGCAGGCAAGACGGACTGGATGACTCAGCAGTTTGCTACCGACCTGAAAGGACTTGGCCTAAAGCCTGAACAAGTTCGACTGAAAGCCAATGTCGATGGTTCTTATGACCTATTCGCAGTTCGCAATGGTGTTGTTACTGGGCACGTAGTTGATCCAAATACCGGAAAGAAACTGACATGGGAACCAGATCAAGCGGCAGCAGCAAAGCAAGTTCGTGATGCACAGTTGGCAGAAGCACAGAAGAAGCGTGAAGAATATTTGAGCGCGAAACCGAATCCATTCACGACAGGCGCTGCATTCAACAACACCGAAATGAATAACTTTGTTCCTCGTGGGGCGAAACCGTCTCCTCAACTAAATACTTCTGAGCAACCACAATTTGGAAAGTTCAAGAAGAGTGAGACAAAGTAATGCCTATCAAAGAGAAAAACGAATATGGTCTGTCAGTTGGCATTCCGGCCAACCAACGCGACAACCTTACACCGCAAGAGGAAAAACCTACATCTTCCGCACCGTCAGTTTTAGAAGTAGCTGACGCTGCATTTCGTCAAGGGAACTGGCTGACGCAAGTTGTTCATGGTGAAAGCAATCCATATTCAGGCCAGCCAGCTAACAAGAACTTTGATCCACTATCCAAGATTGAAGGATATGAGGACTATGCCGATTGGTTTTCAAAAGCCAATAGCGATGCAGAAGTTGAATGGTTGAAGCGGAAGGCTGACCGTGACCGTGGCGAAAAGGATGTATTGGCTCGCGCTGGAGGCTGGGGAACGACGGCAGAGATCGTTGCAAGCCTTTTCACGCCTGACATCTTCGTAGGCGGTGGCGCAGTAAGCAAAGCAATCAAAGGCGGCAAGTACGTCAAGGCTGCTGCTGAAGGTGCGGCTGTCGGCGCTTTGTCTGGTGGCTTGTATGGCATGGGACAGAACATCCGCGACGAATCACGAGAAGAAATCGACATCGTTAAAGACGCTGCATTGTTCTCCGTGGCAGGGTCGTTGTTGAATCCTGCTTTCCATGGGGCAGGGCAATTGATTCGTGGCAAGTCGAGCACAGTAACTCCACCAGCAGCGTCAGCGAATGAACCAACGGCAGCAGCATTTCAGCAATCAGCACAGCAACTGAAGACGTATGTCAGCCATGTTAATGGGACGGCAGCACCAGACACGGCGATTGCAAAAGACCTGGCTGATGATGGTTCAGCAATTCACTACCAAAGCGCAGCATCGAATGCAGGTGTAGCGGCTGCTCCAACTCCACCGACACCGAGCACATATACCCCACCAACAGTCGCAGATACGAACCTTGTTGGTAGCTTCGGCGCGAACAAAATCAACCTCAACCAGTCGGCGGTAACGCTGGCTAACAGTTCGTTCCAAGAGTTTCGAGCTGCTGGGCAAAAGTTGTTCCGTGACCTTCGCCAGCGTGTAGGCAACTTGGATGGCAGCTACACCACTCTGCAATCTGCTGAGTCGGAATTTGAGCGCCTTGGGAATGGTGTGCTTGGCCGTGGCCTCGATGACTTCAACAAAGCATATGACGGATACATCAATAAGGGTGGATGGGAAACCCCTCAGACGCTTCAGTACGTCCAGCAGAAGTACGGCAAGAACAAGCTAACCCGCAAGGAGTTCGATGAAGAAATTGGTATCGCCATGAGCAATGCCGACCGCCATGCCATTCGTGAGATTGAACGTGTGGCACAACAAGGCCGTGTCCTTGTCGATGAACTGGCGAATGAAGCTGTACGCCTCGGCCGTCTCGATACATCCGGCAATTTGAAGGGCACAGCGTTGAGCTACTTCGGTCGTAGCTTCAATCGGGAAAAGATCATCAACGAGCAGTTTGCATTCCGTCAGATGCTGGTCAATGAGTTCCAGCGAACGAACCAAACATGGACGCAAGCGCAACTGGAGCAAGCTGCACAGGATGTCTATGAGCGAATCATTCATGGTGACAATCGCAGACTGATCAACATAAGCACGATCACACAGGACGCGAACGGCAACATCATTCCGCTGGGTCGAAACTCGAAGGCATCCGTTGCCATGGAGCGAAAGCTAGAGATCGATGACAATGTTCTCGAACCATATCTGAACAAGTCGTATCGGGACTTTATGACTCGATACAGCAACACAGTCGGCACCGATCTCGCATTGACGAAGATGATTGGTGACACGACCGGCGAAAGCATGATCAATCGTGCCCTTGCAGAGAAGCAGGCCCGACAAGCTGAGATTGCTGCAATGGCGATTTCCGATGCTGAGAAGTCAAAGCTGGTCACTGAGCTGGAGCGTGAATTCGACCGAGGCGTGAAGGCGATCCGCAATGGCATCTCGATCATGGACGGCAGCTACAAGGTCGCTCCTGATAATCCTCGCTCCTGGGCAACTGCTGCACATGGTCTGGCTACGTTCAACTACATCACGAAGATGGGTGGTGCAGCCGTTTCCTCTCTGTCCGACTTCACGAAGAACCTGCTCGTGTTCGGTATGGGATCGACGTTGAAGCATGCGGTGCCAGCAATGCGCCAGACCTTCGGGGATCTGTTCCGTTTGCCGTCAATCAAAGATCCAGCCTATGACGCAATCGTTCAGGCGAACAAGCGCCTTGGCGTTGCAATGGAAACCGTGCTGCGTATTCGTCACATGCAGATCAATGACCTCGTTGATCAATACGCCTCGAAGAACCCTGTCATTCGTGGGTTGGACTGGGCGGCTGACAAGATGGGCATCCTGAACGGCCTTGCGCACCTGACCGATATTCAGAAGCAGATGACTGGTGTTATTGCGAACGATGAAATCCTTCGTTCGGTTATCGCTGAGACGGCAGGCAATGCAACGGAGCGCGAGCTTCGTAACCTACGTGTATGGGGCATCGATACGGACATGGCTCGTCGGATCGCCAACGAATTCAATTCAGGCATCACGGCTGGGCACAACATGATTAACAACGGCCTCTATGTCACTGACACAGTGCGATGGGCTGACCGTGAAGCTGCGGAGACTCTGGAGCGTGCATTGACGACGCTAGCGCATACCGTTGTGTATAACCCAAGCGCAGGCGCGAAAGTGGTTACAGGACTGAGCAAGCCAATGGAAACGTTGCTCACGCAGTTCATGTCATTCAACTTCGGCTCGCACATCCAGCACTTTGTTCCGATGATGCAGCAGATCAACCAACGCGATGCCAGCGTTATGGGCTACATCGTTTCCGCAATGGTCATGGGGGCGGCTGTGTGGGAACTGAAAGACATCATCCGTCGTTCAGGCTTTGACGGTGATCGAGGCGAAGAGCGAGAACGTAACTGGCAGGAAGTTGCATACGACGCTGTTAGTGAATCTGGCCTTGCAACGATTCCGTTCTTCATCAACAACGTCTCTTCGGGCATGGGCTTCGGGGATATGCGCCGTGCAATCTCTGACGATGATCGCCCAACGATGGCAGCACAGAACTTCAACGCAGGCGTATTGCTTGGCCCAACAGGTCAGCTTGGCAAGGAAGTTCACAACATCGTATCCGACATCAAGAACGATACCGAGGATGCAGGAACTATCAGCAGCGCACGTAAGCTGGTTCCATTCAACAACTTGTTCTACCTACGCTGGTTGATTAACAACGGCGAAGAATGGGCACAGGACTTTATGGGCTTGCCTGATAAAGCAACAACAACTCTAACCATTAAAAATAACTAAAGGAGAGACAAATGGGAGCAGCATTACCAAACGTGATTGAAATCGTTGAAGAGCCAGAAACGGAAGCAATGAAGCCAAACGAACGTCGTGAGATGTTACGGCTGCGTCAGGAGGCCGAACGAGAAAAGCGTCGTCTCGAATTGAAGGCACGCGAGAATGAAAAGCAAGCTAAGAACATCATGCAACGTTGGCATCCTGAATTGAAGAAGGGCACAAACGTTCAAAAGATTGACGTGATCATTAATCGATTCGTTGGGCAGTTGATCGAAGAGAACCGAGGCAAGGGGCTACTCGAAGTTGAATATACGAACAAAGAAATGGTGCAGCGTCGTAAGGATCAAATGAGTGTCATCAAAGAACACATCAACCTGATCAAGCAGTTGAAGGATGTTCGCGGCATGTTGGCTGATGGTGATGAAGAAAGCGACAAGCAGAATCTTCAATCGGCTGAGAACATTGAACTGATCGATGAAGCAAAAGAACTGCTCGCACAACGTGGAGTGAAGCTAGATATTTAACGCCTCGATGTTTTTTCAAAACCATAAATACCTCCAAAACATCGGAGGTATTTTTTCATGGAACAAGAGTTAACAGCAAAAGAAAAACAACAGGCAAGAATGAAAGCGTGGCGGGAGAAGAATCCTGACTACAGCAAAAAATACCACGAAAAGAATAAAGAGCGGGATCACCTGCGGTGGCGGAAGAATGCAGCAGAGAACTACGAAAAGTACATGCTCGACAACGTGCGGCGTCGTTCGAAAGCTAAGGGATGGGAGTTCAATCTAACAATCGAAGATATTGTTATCCCTGAGTTCTGTCCGGTCCTTGGCGTTAAGCTAGATGTATCAATTGCTGTAATCGGAACACGAAATCAGTTTGCACCTTCTCTTGATCGAGTGGATAACAGCAAGGGTTATGTTAAAGGAAATGTCCGTGTTATTAGCTGGAAAGCAAACCAGCTAAAGTCAGATGCATCACTTGATGATCTAAAAGCAATTGTTGCTTACATCGAGGCACACAATGAATAAAGTGCCTCTCGATATTTTCTTTGCTGTGCAGGCAAAGGTGAATGGTTGGGACCATATACCTGAATTCCACATTCGCATTCTTGACTTTCTCGCAGACAGTGACAACTGGAACAACAATGTAGCTGTACTGCAAAGTTTTAGAAATTCGAGTAAATCTTCTATTGCTGCAATCTACGCAGTCTGGTTACTTGTTAATGACCCAACTCTACTGATCCTTGTTCAATCGGCTGACGACAATACAGCCATGAAAATGGTTGAGGACTGCAAACGTGTCATCAATACCAACCCACTAGCCAAACATTTACGTGGTCGTGATAGCACATGGACGGCTAGAAAAATAGTAGTCCAAGGAAGCAACTCAGGACGTAACAGTTCTATTGAAGCACGTGGGATATTCAGCAACGTAACTGGTGCACGTGCTGATTTCATTTTCATGGATGACGTTGAGGTTCCACGCAATGCAGGTAGCGAAGACCTGCGCGAGCGGTTGCGTGCTCGTATCGCTGAATCCCATCACCTACTGAACCCCGGCGGCAAGAAGCTGTTCATTGGAACACCTCATGCCTATGACTCCGTATATCCAGAGATCGTAGGGAAGGGTGCATCCAGTCTCGTCATCCCATTGCTGAACAACCTGAAGGGGGAATTCCCGAACATCACAGGTGACGTTACTTGGCATGAGCGTTGGGACCATAACGAGATCATCAACAAGCAGCTTGCATGTAAGAGCCGTGCAGAGTTCTTTTCCCAATACCAACTGATCCCGATGGCGGTAGAGGATTCAGTTCTCGATCCAACAAACCTACAGACCTATGACGGTGAGCCAGAGTTGATTACGGCTAACCGTTCGTCGCTCCTTCGTATTGGTGATGTCCGTATCAAGTCTGTTTGTGCATGGTGGGACGTGGCTGTTAATACAAAGAAGGGCGATAGCTCGGTCCTGGCTATTGTTTATTTGAGCTATGAAGGCCAGTTGTATATCCACCGCATCATTGAACTGAAGGGCGAGATTGAACAGCAATGCAAGCAAGTTCGAGATGCAGCACTTGAATTTAAGCTGCCAAAGATTTGCATTGAAACAAACGGCGTCGGTGCATTCGCGCCACCAATGCTATTGAAAGAAGTTCGTGGATTGGGCATTGCCGTTCAAGGGATTCACTCTACGCAAAAGAAGAGTGAAAAAATTATCGAAGCGTTCGAAATCCCTCTAAGTGCTCATTTTCTTCACGTGCATCAAAGCGTCATGTCGACAAAGTTCATGACGCAGTTGCGTGACTTCAATCCATCAAGAATGGATAAGCATGATGACTTTATTGATGCTCCAGCTTCAGCAATCAAACAACTACCAATTGCAATCGGCGCAGGGATACAGAACAAGATTGATGGCTACAAATCTTGGCGACCACATGGCGAAAGTATCGAGATAGAACGCGAGATGGCTTGACATAAATACAGGCAAATTCTTTAGGAGAAGACATGCCTGTACTTCAACAAACGCCAGTTATTAGCTATACCGCTAACGGCTCAGTAACATCATTCAGCTTTCCATTTCAAGTTCTCGATCTTGATGACTTGAATGTGTATATCGATTCAGCGCCAACAACAAACTATTCAGTCGATGGGATTGGAGAAGCAAGTGGCGGGGTAGTCAATTTTGAACTTCCGCCTGCGAATGGCTCTGTGGTTCGTATAGCTCGAATCGTCATACCGAAACGAACAACCGACTATGTAGAAGGCGGTTACGTTCAAGCAGAAACGCTCGATGCTGACTTCGATCGTTTGGTGATGATGGTTCAGTACCTCGATGCCGTCTCATTGAAAGAAAACAGTGGTGGCGCTCTCGATATTGAGTCACGCCGTCTGGTAAATGTTTCTGATCCTATTGGCCCACAAGACGCTGTAACAAAAATCTGGACAGAGACATCGGCTGCGAGTTCAGTAGCTCAAGCAATCACCCAAGCGAATGCGGCAGCAGCAAGTGCAATCGAAGCGGCGAATAGCGCAATCGAGGCAGCAGCTAGCGCACAAGCAGCAGAGAACAGCGCAAACGGTGTTTCTGGTTTCATCAAGATTACCTCGAACGACGACACAGCAAACAACCTCGATACAAAATTGGTTGTAACTGGATCACTAACGAAGACGGTTCTTGATTCTGGAAATGACGAAAAGCTGCAACTGTCGTTTGTTGAATCAAATAACTTGAAGGTTTCAGAAACAGATACGACAGCAGATAAGCTGAATAACAAGCTGGTTGTATCTGGAAGCCTAACAAAGACAACTTTGAATGCTGGTGCTAATGAACAGATTCAGTTGTCCTACACAGAGACAGTTGAAGTTCCTGTCGGCATTGTTTCTTACTTTGCGACAAGCACAGCACCAGCAGGTTATTTGAAAGCGAACGGGGCTTTGGTTTCACGCACCACATATGCAGCGTTGTTTGCTGTTATCGGAACAACATACGGTGCAGGGGATGGATCAACGACTTTCAAGCTCCCTGACCTGCGGGGCGAGTTCATTCGAGGTTGGGATGATGCACGTGGAGTGGATACAGGGCGAGCAATTGGCTCTGCACAAACTGACCAGAACAAGAGCCACACTCACACAGGATCGGCAGCTAGTGCAGGGGCGCACACCCACACAATACCGAAAAGCGGAGGCGGTGAGAGTAGCGGCGCATCGACCTGGGGGTATGCAGAAAACACTTATGGTGCTCAACCTTATACCGGAAGTTCTGGAGCGCACACCCACACACTGAGCATTAACGCTGATGGTGGAACCGAAGCACGACCACGAAACGTTGCCTTGCTAGCTTGCATCAAATACTAAGGAAGCAAAATGAATAAGATCGTATCGCAATTAAACGACATTGGTTATTACGTTGGGCCGGTAGTGGCAGATGAATCTCCACTAGAACCGGGAGTGTTTCTGATACCTGGGGGCGCTGTTGATGTTGAGCCTCCTATGATCCCGGAAGGTAAAGTAGCACGATGGGAGAATGGTTGGATATTTGAAACAGTTACAGAGAGTGCCGAACAGGAAGAGACAGTAGAACTAACACCAGAAGAAGTGTTGATGAACTGGCGAGATACTGTTGAAGTCTCTCGCTTCCAAGCACGCGCAGCATTATTTCAAGCTGGGTTGCTGGAGGATATTGAAACATTCATCGCTTCTAGTGAGGATCGTTTCATTAAGATTGCTTGGGAAGATGCGGCAGTATTCAAACGTAACAGCCCAACGGTTCTTTCTCTTCAGTCCGTTTTGAATCTTACGGATGAACAACTGGATGACTTGTTTAGATTTGCACTAACCATCTCGGCTTAACAAATACCTAAACATAAATACAGGCAAATTCTTTAGGAGAAGACATGCCTGTACTTCAACAAACCCCAGTTATTACTTACGTCGCAAATGGTTCTGTAAAGACATTTGCTTATCCTTTTCAGATTCTGGACTCTAGCGATCTTCAGGTTTACGTCAATGGATTATTTGTCGCTTATGGTTACTCGGTCACGGGGGTGGGAAACGTCGAAGGTGGTTCTGTAGTATTCGTGACAGCTCCATCAAACGGATCATCTGTTCGATTAGTTCGTGAAACGTCCATGACGCGAATTACGGATTATGTTGAGGGCGGATCGATTACCGCTGATGTTCTCGATAGAGATTTTGATCGTGTAGTGATGATGCTACAGGAGCAAGCAGCGCTTACGTTTCATGAGAACAATGGTGGGAACTTGGATGCAACCAATCGCAATATTGTAAATGTGGCATCCCCGATTAATCCACACGATGCAGTTAATAAAGAATATACAGATGGTGTATTACCTGCACTTGAATTGAGTTCATCTAATAGTGCGGCGGCGGCGAACAACTCTGCTATTGCTGCGGCAGCATCTGCGGATAGTGCTTCTGATAGTGCTATTGCTGCCAGCAGTTCAGCAATGGCAGCAGCAGCGTCAGCGGCGTCAATAGCTTTACCGATTCCCATCGCCTCGGGAGGAACTGGTGCCGTAACAACCGCAGCCGCTCGACTAAATCTTGGGTTGACCACGGCGGCGACTACACCTCTCGGCACAGCAGCTAACAACATCATTCAGCTAGACGAAAATGCGATGCTCCCGGCGGTCGATGGGAGACACCTAACCAATGTCGGCATTGTGCATCAATCGGTTTTTGATGCAGCGGGTTCGTATGTGTGGCAAGTCCCAAGTGGATTGCCAAGCTCGGCAGTTGTTGTTGTAGAAATGTGGGGTGCTGGAGGAGGAGGAGGTAATCGTCTCACTACGGGCAATGCTGCTGGTGGGGGCGGGGGCGCATATGTTCGCTTCGACATACTGGCATCTAAATTTCCAAGCGGTGAAGGAACTTTCATCATTGGTGCGGGTGGCACCCGTGGAACATCGGGAGCAAATGCAAACGGAGGCGCGGGTGGCGCAACACAGCTTCTCGTTTGGCACATTCCATCAACCCAAGTTATTACGATCTCAGCAAACGGGGGCGCGGGTGGCGCCCAGGCTGCCGTATCTGCGGAGGCGGCTGGTGGTGCGGGTGGAGTAGTTACAGCAGGATTCTTCTCCATTGCTGGTGCGGCTGGAGGTTCTGTTTCGGCTGGTAATGTTCCGGCAGCAGCAGGTTCAGGCTGGGCTTCTACCGGAGGGATGTCGCGAAGCGGTTCAGGAACAGGTCTTGGGGGTTGGTGTTTGTCGCTAAACAACAATCGCGATACCAATCTTGGAAATGCGTGCGGAGGTGCCGGTGGGCTAAACAACAGCGCACAATCGGGCGGCGATGGATACGCCGTAGTTACTGTGTATGCGTAATAGACGTTGGCCCTTTTTCATAAATAGAAGAACAATTGAAAAGGGCCAACCATGAATCAAACAGAAGAATTAATCCGACTGGTCGCACGTGTGGAAGAACTCGATAAAGATGTTCAACAGTTGCGTAACGAGTTCGAAGATCACATTCGATTGGAAGACAAGAAGTATAACGACATCAAAACTTCCATCGAGCTTGTGCAACTGAAAGTCGATCAAGTCCTGATCGAAATAAAAGAACCTCTCGAATCGTACAAGACAGCGAAGTACGGTATGGGCTTCCTGAAGTACATCGTCGAAACAGCAAAGTGGCTCGCCCCTCTCGTCGTCGGCCTAATGATTGGTTATGGCTTCGTTAAAGATAAGCCAGCAGAACAACAAAAAGAACCAACGTACCAAATGGAGAAGGTCAAATGAAGATGAGTGAGATGAGCAACAACAAAGAGGATACCGGCATCCTCGAACAACTGAAGGCATTAAGTGTGCAACTGAACGCCATCATCGAACAGCTTGGTGGTGGCGATGAAGAAGCAGAGCGAGGTTTCGGACACGATGCTTTCGACCAAGAAGAACATCCTGTGGCAGTAATCAAGAAGTCATTGCTGGCACGCGTAGGGAGATAACCATGTGGGCAAAAATAGTTAAGTCGAAAACAATCATCTTCGGTTTCGTGATCATGTTGCTGGGCGCAATTCAAACGTATCTGCCGAACCTGCAAGCTGCACTTGATCCGGTCACTTACGGTATCGCTACAGCAGTCGTTGGTGTGCTGATCATCGTCCTTCGATTCTTCACGACCATTCCTGTGAGTGAGAAGTAATGAAGCCATTTCAAATCGGCATCGACGCAAACGGGAATCCATCGTTTGCAATTCCGTTCTCGGATCACATAGACGTACAAGCACTTGATGCACGCGTAGCCAAGACGGTAACGATTCCTGCCGATGCTCGGTTTGTAATCTTTTCTTCGACCGGCGACTTCTACTGTCGCGTGGATGGTGAAGCAAGCCTACCAATGGCAGATGTTGTTGATGGTACTGGCTCAGAACTTAACCCAACGATACGGTACATCATCGGCGTGGCGACTGTCAGTTTGATCTCCCCAGTGAAGTGCATCGTAACGATGACCTATTACAAGTAAGGAGCATCCATGTCCCTCTACAACACTTCGAACAACGAGCAGGCAACCGACACCAACATTCAGTCTTTGCTGGATTCGTTGGCTGCTCTCAATGACACCATGCTCTATACCCTGACGGCCATTCTCGAAAAGATGCCGCGACTGGATAGAACGGATCGCATGACCATTGATATTGATGGTTACGCAATTGGTGGTAACACAACAGCAACATTGAGCACCAATGCTGTATCGAATCCCACAACTGGCTCAACGTTCTATCGAATCAATGAGCCTACCAACTTTTCTGATATGGGGTCTTCGAGACTCTACCAACAAATTATCGTGAGCTAATAATGACAACAACAATCAACTTGCGAAAGCTACTACACAGAAAGGCATGGGAGTTCTGCACACCCTCGCCGAGCAATACCGCAGCGGGTTCATTCTTCCTTGGTGACAAGAGCGGGTTGCTACCTGCCGATGATGCAAACTATTTGATCAACGGCACATCGAGCATCTGGAACTACAACGCCGAACAGGATGCATGGATTCAAGTTCCAAGCTCAGGCATTGCAGGATCATTCGGCTCAGGATCATGCGGTGAGTTCAGAGCGCTCGGTGCTCCCGGTGGCACTATTCAAAACACAGCAACGGGCGGATCGACGACAACGATCATCACAAACCGAACCATCGTGCGCGACATTCGAGGATGCAAGATTCGAATCGTTGGTGGCAGTGGAGCAGGTTACGAAGGGAAGATCGAATCGAACACCATTGGCGCCAATGCCGTCATTACCGTAACGCCAGCAGCTTCCGTGGCCTTTGATGCAACGACTGTATATCAAATCTGGTCGGGTTCGGTTTGGTTCTTCAACGCTGGCAGTGGTGCAGTTGGCTTTGCTGTTTATGATCGAGCAACAAACGCATGGACTCAGAAGAGCGTTACAGGTCTTCCGACATCATGGGGAACGACTGGGCAATTAGTAAGCACAGGAAGCGCAGAGGGTGCATTCGAGACAGGCACAAGCACTGGCAGCAATACATCAACGACATTGATCAACAGTGCGAAGAGCTGGCCGACCAATGCTTATGCCAACGCCCAGGTTCGTATCGTCTCAGGCACAGGCGCGGGACAGGTCAGAACAGTAGCGAGCAACACGGCAACGACCCTCACTGTATCGGCTGCATGGACTGTCACGCCAGACGCAACCAGTGTCTATTCAATCGAAGGCAATGATGACTACATGTACTTGCTTGGCAACAACTCAGCCAACATGTACCGCTACACAATCAGCACGAATACTTGGGTAACGATCACACCAGTTGCTGCTCGTGGGGCTAGCCTCGCAGGTGGCGGAAATGCTGACTGGATCAATAGCGTAGCTGATCCTGACTGGCAAGGAGCACAAGGCAAGCCGTTGATGCAAACAGGCACATTGGTTAAACAGAATGGCCGCTACATCTATTCATTCCGAGGTGCTGGTAGCTCTGCACTTGACGTGTATGACATCTCTGCAAACACATGGATCGCAAACACATACGGCGGCCAGATGGAAACCTTCAACACTGGTTCTTGCTCGGTGGATTGGAACGGGAACATATATATCCAGAAGGAAGGCACAGGCCGCATCTTCCGTTTCAACGTAGCAAAGAACTACCTAGAAGCATTTGCGACCAATGCCTACCCACAGAGCACGACAGTGGATGGAGATAAGTTGGTTGTACTTCCTTACATCGATGGGGCAACTACTGTTCCGTTCCTGTACGTTATCCAGCATTCAAGAACTGAACTGCTGCGAATGATCGTCATCGGATAAGGAGACAACTAGATGGCAAAGCGAATGTATGACTACGTGTGCGCAGACTGCAATGCAACCAAAGAGGCTTATGTGGCATCGGACGACACTTCATGTTTAGTGTGCCTTGAGTGTGGGGGCGAAATGCATAGAGCGATTTCTGTTCCAAAGGTACTCATGGCAGGGGGAACGGAAGGGCAAGCATTGAAAGCCATTCACGAGATACAAAGAAACGATCACAGCCGACCACTTTACTTTAACGCTTGATCGATTCACGTATAGCCAAAGGAAGATAAGAGGGCCATCAACGGCCCTTTTTCTTTTGGAGGTTATATGTCATTCACGCTAGGTCGAGTAGTGGTAACAAGGAACTGTCTTAACTATGCAACTGAGCACAACGTAGATTTAACCGATCTTTTGTTTCGTCATGGAGCAAGAGACTGGGGCGATCTGTGCAAGGCTGACAAGATGTTGAATGATCAAGCAGCCGAAGAAGATGGAAGAGTCTTATCTGCGTATGTGGTGAATGGTCAGAAGTTCTATATCTGCACGGAATGGGATAGAAGCTACACAACAATTATGCTCGCCCAAGACTATTAAAGGTCAATTATTACTCAGTCATCCATAAATAAAAGCAGAGCCTAAACACTCTGCTTTTTCTTTTGGAGATGACAATGAGAACAACACTTGAACGATTTAATGAGAAGTGGGTAGAAGACGAATCAATAACACCCCCATATGTCGATACTCCTTGTTGGAGATGGACAGCGCATATCGATAGACAGGGATACGGTAGGTTCGGCTGGGGATATAAATCCATCAAGGCATCACAAGCCTCCTACAAACTACATAAGGGAGAGCTGCGACCGGGTGATTGCGTATGCCACAAATGTGATAACCCATCATGTGTAAATCCTGATCATCTGTTTGTAGGTACGCAAACAGATAACCTATCCGACATGACGATAAAGGGGCGCAGGAGTTTTGCTTCCCATCCCGGCAAGCTGAACGGACGTGCGGTGCTGTCTGAAGAGCAAGCTATCAAGATCAAACTGTCTTGCAATGTTGGTGCTGCTCGTGTGCTCGGTGAGAGCTTTGGTATTACTAAGGCAGCGGCCGATTCAATCTTCTATGGGCGCACATGGAAACATTTGAATGATCTGAAGGGTGCCGACAATGAATGATAGAAGCACATACCAGAAGTTAAAGAAGAACGACAAGCAGGCAATGGATATGCTCGATGTTGATACACTGGACTACCTTCTAAAGAAAGGTGCGTTCGAAAGTTACATCAACATGTACGACACGCTATGCAATATGTGCAAGGATGGAATGATCATGCATGAGGATTACATGGAGTGTTTGATCCATCCTTATCGCAAGTGGGGTTCTCGTGCAGGCCATATTCTGTTCGAGATGCGTAAGGGAATGTGGGACAAGATTCGAGAACGACGGAACGGGTCATGATAAATAGAAGCGAGTCGTTCAATGATTCAATCCATAGTGTCGGCTTGCGCTCAATAGGTGAGAAGCAACCAAGATAAAGCCTCCGGTGGTCGGGGGCTTTTTCTTTTTCCGTTGTGATAAAATGCCGCAATCATTTTCTTGGGGTAGTCCATGGCTGGGCTTGAAAAGAACAACGGCGGTGGAGTGCTAACGATTGGGAAGGCTACTCCGTACATCATCATTGAAGAGTTTGAATTCGAATCGCTTGCACCTACAGAACGAGCCATCTACCTTCACACAGAACCGAACCAACCTCAAACAGAAGAGCAAGCATTGTTGAATCTGGTTCAGTTGATACTGAAGTTTGAAGTTGCTGGGACTATTACTTTCGAAGGCGAAGAACCAAACAGGGCTGACAAGTATCGTGACCTTGTTGTTAATACTTTCATCGACATTGCTAGTGTGCTCGGCTCGCCGTACTGGTCAATTGAGTTGGAGTCGAAAGAAGCAATCAGTGTAGTTGCTGAGAAGCTAACACAAGAGCAGTTCGAGGACCGTTGCAGAATCTTTGATCAACAGATGGGGGAGTAA